AATATACCTCTGCCGAAAGAACGATTTTTTGCAACATTACCAATACTGTTGATGCTACTACCGCAGGTTCGTTTACTTTCATTGTTGAGTATGTACAGGTTGCATAAATAGGGGGCAGTCATGTCGAGTGATGTATTTGCAGTAAACAAAACAGCAGACGCCACGGTGTTTGCTAGTCGTGCGCGAGTACGTCAAATTCAAGTAAAGACTGAGGGTTCAGGTAGCCCAAAAGTTGTCCTCAAAGATGGGGGTTCGTCAGGAACTGCCCTGATTACCCTCGAGTTTGGGACAGGCAGTACATTTTCAGTAAACATCCCAGACAATGGGATACTGTTTGAGACTGATGTTTACTTAGATTTGACAGCGTGTTCTAGCGTTACAGTGTTTCTTTCATAGGTAATGTAATGGGAAAAAAGACAAAAGATATATTAGGTAGCATATCCCCTCTTTACGGGGCGGCTACGGGCAGAGGTGCTTTCGGTAAGCTTACTGAAGGCGGGCCGGGTCTGCTTGGCCTGATGGCGAAGATTGGTGACAAGAAAACCGATGAGGAAGCCGAGGCCAAAAAAGCGCAGATGATGACCCCCAACATGAAAGCGGCTCAAGATGTCAAGAGAATGGCGGCTGGCGGCAGGGCAAGGAAGCGCTCTATTGATGGCATAGCCACCAAGGGCAAGACCCGCGCCATATACTAATGTCTAAGACAAAATATCCCGGCGTTACCAGAACGCCAAGCGGCGGGATTAAATATAGAGGCACAACCTTTGCTGGGTTTAACAAGCCCAAGCGGTCCAATCGCACGGGCAAAAAAGGCATGGTGTTAGCCAAAGAGGGTGAGAAGATAAAGCTCATCCACTATGGCGATAGCTCCATGGGTCACAACTATTCCGCGACGGCACGCAAAAGCTTTAAATCACGGCACGGGAAAAACATAGCCAAAGGAAAAATGTCTGCGGCTTATTGGGCAAATAAAGAGTTGTGGTCAAAGGGTGGCTCTAAGAAAGCGCCACCCAAATCACAGAAGCACAAGAAGTACGGCAGGAGAAACAAGTGAAGGCAGGCAGAAAGATAGGTTGCCCCAAGAGGCCCATCGCTATGAGCGGAGGGGGGAGTACGGGGAAAAAGAAATCTAAATCTAAGGTTAATGAGGCTGGAAATTATACAAAGCCTGCCATGAGAAAGCGTCAATTTAATCGTATTAAGGCTGGCGGCAAAGGGGGAAAGCCGGGCCAGTGGAGTGCTAGAAAGGCTCAGATGTTAGCTTCAGCCTACAAGAAAGCTGGCGGAGGCTATAGAGACTAGGTGAAATATGGACCCCATATCAACAGGTTTGGCAGGCATTGCTTTAGTCCAGAAGTCTGTAGATTTTATTAAAAGCAATATCAACACTGTAAATGATATACGAGACATAGCGGGTGCGTTAGACGGTCTTTTCGAGGGAGAGAAGCAAGTACAAAAAAAGCGATTCGGCGACAAGTCTATCATCGGTCAATCCAAAGAGGCGGCGCACTCTGTGATTGATGCGAAACTGGCTCAAGAGCAACTCCAAGAAATTTCAGTAATGATTGACAATAGGTTCGGCTACGGAACATGGAGAGCTATCATTGCTGAAAGAAGCAAAAGAATTGCAGAGGAAAAGGAGGCTATAAAGCAAGCTAAAATAGAGGCAGAAAAAAAGAAAAAGAAAAGAAATGAAGAAATTAAATTTGGGTTACTTGTTGTTTCTATTATTGGCGGGGCGTCCGGACTTTTAGTCCTTGTTGTTCTTATTGCATTTTCATAGTATTATTTGACATGGCAGACAAAAAGAAAACTCAAAAAAGTTTGGATAGCTGGACTAAGCAGAAGTGGCGGACAAAGTCTGGTAAGCCCAGCACGCAGGGTCCAAACGCTACTGGTGAGAGGTATTTGCCTAGCGCGGCGATAGTCAATATGTCGTCAAAAGAATACGCGGCTACGACTAGAAAAAAGCGTGAGGATACAAAGAAGGGTAGGCAATTCTCTAAACAACCAAGAAGAATTGCAAGCAAAGTCAGAAAGCATAGGAACGCATAATGGCAGTTGTGACACCAGACTTACCAGAAATTTTTGAGGAAGCCTTTGAGCGGGCGGGGACAGAGCTTCGCTCTGGGTATGATTTAAAGACTGCCCGCCGTAGTTTTAACCTTTTAACATTGGAGTGGCAAAATCGTGGACTTAATCTTTGGACCATTGCGAGCGGTACGCAAGCTATTACCGCAGGGACTGCAACGTATACTCTCCCGACAGACACTGTTGACCTTCTGGAACACCAACTTCGGACGGGGACAGGAACCAATCAAACCGACACCAACCTCGAAAGAATCAGTGTCTCAACCTACGCCCAGCAAAACCAAAAAAACACGCAAGGTAGGCCGACCCAAATCTTCGTCGAAAGGTTAGCAGGTTCTACGCAGGCAACACTCTGGCCTGTTCCCAATAGTGCTGAAACCTATACTTTGTTTTATTACAGGCTGGTCGGCACTGACGGGCTGGCTAGTGGTATATCTGGGACATCCACAAACTTTATACCGCCAAGATGGGTTCCATGTTTGGTGGCTGGGCTTGCATATCAAATAGCAATGAAGAAGCCTGAAGGCGCAGAACGTGCGGCGGCCTTGAAAGAGGAGTACGAGTTTCAGTATCAGCTTGCCGCAGGGGAAGACGCAGACAGAGTTTCTGTGAGGTTTGTGCCGTTTAGTTCTGTGTATGTGGAGGGATAGATGTACGCACGCGGTAGCAAAGCTTTCGGGTACTGCGACAGAACAGGCTTTCGGTATCCGCTCAAAGACCTTATACCAGAAGTTCAGAACGGGGTACGCACGGGCCTCTTGATAGGTAAGGATGTTGTTGACCCAGACCATCCGCAGAATTTTGTGGGCAGGTTGCGTGTTACAGACCCACAATCACTGAAAGACCCCAGACCAGATAATAGCCACGATTCAGCCTTTGGACACAATCCAGTAGGCGGGCTGTTTACTGACTTAACAATTAGTGTTGGAAGTGTTAAAGTAGTTACATAGGGGTTACATCAGCGCATGGTTTATATTAATATCATTGCATGAGTCATTAAGGAGATTGATATGGCTAGAGAAAAGAGAAAGCCGCCCACAAAGAAGAAAAGTTTTTTCTCCCGCTTGAGAGATAGGTCATCCAAATTGCAAGCAGAGAAAAAGGCCGAACGTAAAGAGTTTGAATCAAAGCGAAAAAAGAAGGCAGAGTTCTTTGGAAGCAGAAGCGGTGGCACAAAAGCGGACCCGCTTCAGCTTGCCAGCGCAAGGAAATACAAAATTAAGTCGGGCGATACGCTTTCTCAGATTGCTAGAAACTACGGCGTTAGCCTCAAGGCTCTTAAAGAAGCTAACAAAATTAAAGACGCAAATAAAATTAGGTCTGGTCAAAATCTTGTAGTTCCGGGCGGGAAGAAGCCAAAAGCGACGAATGTCTATGAAGGCACGGACGTAAGCAAGATAACGAAGAACCCAACGCAGGCTCAAGTAAAAGCACAGAAGGCTAAAAACGTAAAGACTGATGCCAAGGTGAAGGAAGGAAACCTGAAGCGTATTGGCATTAATGCTGACGGCACACGGAGAAAAAAGGCAGGCGGCACTGTAAAGAAAATGTCTGCTGGTGGAATGACCTCTCGCGGCATGGGTGCGGCGACTAAGGGTGGTAAGTTTTCAGTACGATAGGGGTATACTATGCGTAAAAAGGTAGCCAAAAAGTCTAAGGGTATGAAGCGTGGTGGCATGATGAAGTCTAAGGGCTATCGTCGTGGCGGCATGATGAAATCCAAAGGCATGAAACGTGGCGGAATGATGAAGTCTAAGGGGATGAAGCGCGGCGGGAAAACAGCCAAACCAATGACACTTGCTCAAATTCGCTCTGCGGCTAAAGCAAAAGGTTACAAGCTCACTAAAGCTTAATGCCATATCTTCAAAGCAATATACCTCACTTCAAGTGTTGGGTGAGGCGTGAATACACGCATAATCACGAAGCCTATCATGGGGAGTTTCTTCATGCGATGGCTGTCGCGGTTACCACTCTCCCCAATAGATGTCTCAGTTTCCAAATGATATTCACTGGCATAGAGGCCGAAGGCGAGGAAGAGGACACTGTGCATGGCGGCGCTATGTGGGCAAGGATGCCGATTACAGCATTGGTGGCAGACGAACCCTTGGAAGCTTGGCCCGAACCTATGGATGTCCATGATGCACAGCCTTGGGACTGCCCGTCTCACACACACGCCGTGTACACAATAGATAGGGCGACGCCCTGCCCTTGGCTTGCAAAAGTTGGCGGTAACTTTTATCCGGCAAAGTATATGTTTACTGTTGATTATACTGATAGCGAGATTGCGGATGACCCCGCGCAACACAAGCAAAGTCATGTTATGCACTTGTTAGATGCAGGGGAATGGACAGGAAACATTGTGGCCCTGCCAAACAATAGGGTTAGAGTAACGCACCCTGCGTGGTTTGAGACAGGCGAGGGCGCAC